TGGAATAGCAACGTTATTATCAGATGAATATTCACGTGATTTATCAACAGGTACATATGTAGTTGCTAGAGTTTCAATTTCAAAACCACGAACATACGCTTTACCAGCTTCCATACCAATAGCTAATTTAGCTTCATCTCCACCATCAAGAGCTGTGTAAATACCGCGATTGTCACCGTCTTTTAAATGTTCACGTACTTCAATATTATATGAACGAACTGTATAGTTACCTGATTCGTCGTATGTACGACGCGCTAAAGTTTCTTCAATCACTGAATAATCAGTTGAACGAACCTTTGAACGAATAACACCATCTTGAATTTCCATGATCTGCACAAATGCGTCAGTGCTATCTGTAAGACCACGTTTAACTAGATTTAGAGAAATGCTATAACGATGAGCACCTGGCGCAGCATAGTTAGGAGATCCATTAGCATTATCGTTTAATGATGAATCTGTTTGTGATGTAATTGCGCTTGATACAACTGCAAAACCAACTTTATATGTTGGAGTAGTACTATACTTTTCCAAGATGATTGTTTGATCTTCAACAAGAACAAACATATCAGATACGAAATAAACACCACGTGCAACTGATACAGCAGTACCATAACCAATTGGTGTAGTGCTTAGTGCTTTAATCTTTGCTTCACGTAAATTAGAACCATTAGAAATTAATACTTCAGCAGCTGTAAATGTCTTTGTTGTTCTATTTGTACCACTATTTGTATATTTTACGAATAGTGTAATTGCATCTGATGAAGTAGCAGCAGTTGCATTAACAACTTTAGCAATAACACCTGAAGTTTGACCAGTAATAGTTGTTCCAATAAACTCACTTAAGTATGTTGAAACATCAGTACCATTTGGTGCTAGGTCTTCAATTTTAACGAAACCATATTCAGTGTCAAGTGTAACACCACCTGGAATAACCATTGCACCTTCTTCAAACATATGACGGCCAAGACGAGCAACTTGCTCGTTAATGATCGTTTGCATTTGAGTAAGTTCACGTGCCTGAACGGCAACGCCTGGACGATATAGAATACGATAGAATTTCTTACTATCGGCATAATCGTCGAAATATGGATCTGAGCTGTAGACCTTTAATGTCATCTTATCTTCTTCTTTAAAAATTACATTTCAATAACTAAACGCACGTCTTCTGTCTGATTAGAAGCACGATTAACTGGACTTCTATTCTCTATATACACTACTTCACCAGAATACTTTTTAACTTCAGCGTTTGTGATTGACGAAATACTTGCACTTACTGCGCTTTGTGTAATTGCTTCACCTGATTGGAATGCAACATAACCTGTAGTATCATTCTGATAAATCTTAAGAGCGCCTGAACCAACTGATACAACATATCCTTTAGCACCAGAAGTTCCACCAATAACAAGATCATCTTTTACAAATGAACCGCCAGTTGTACTTCCATGTGATAATACTGTTAATGCAGATTTAGTAGTTGATGTAGCAATTGTTGTAGTGCCATATTCATATGGATTACGAATAATTCCTAATTGACGATAATCGTTATCGATAATAAAGTCACCTGAACCATCAGCACCTTCAAGTAATGTTTGAATCATTACATAGAAACCACCAAGTTCTTTAATTGGATCTGAACCGTGACCGCCCTTAGGAGAAATAACTGCTCTAGCTGTTGCTGCAGTTGTTGGTGATCCACCACTTAATGTAACGATTGCACGAGTATAACCACTACCAACTGTATCCATGTTAATAGCAGTTACAATACCACCTGAAACAACTGCTGTTGCAGTAGCACCACTACCATCGCCTGTGATAGTAACAGTTGGAGCTGAACCATAACCTGTACCACCTGAGCTTAATTTAATACGATGAATTGCACCATCAATAGCTGCAGTTTGAACGTTCCATTGAATAGAACCATCATCAACAGTTAATTTCTTAACTGGAACAAATGAGTTAGTTAAGAATTTATTAACGTCATTACCACCGATTGTAAACATAAACTTCCAACGATAACCATCGGCTAACGCAGTGTTAGGAACTGTTGTGGCTGTACTTGTTGGCTTAACCACAGATGCGCCAGCACCTGCTTGAATACATTTGTAAACGTTAAGTTCGTCAGTAACAACATAATATTGTCTTGTTAATAATTGAGAATCTTGATCGTCATATTCTGAATACGCTGTACCAGAGATCCAGTTATAACGTGGAGCAGTATTGCTTACTTGTGATGAAGCAATACGTTTTAAAGCAACTGCGTTAGACCATGCGTCATATTCATCTGATAGACGATCTAATGGTGTTGGCACTGTTGAATCAGAAGGAGTCCATGCCTGTGCTCTTGCCACAAACAGATAGTAACTATTATTAGTGTCACTAATGTCTGTGATCAGATTTCTGGCGTTCTGATAACGGAATTTTGATGTGATAATTGCTGGCATTTAAAAGTCCTTTTGACTTATTTGTTTATTTTAAGTATTTATTAAAGTAATTTCAGCTGGTAGAGTAATATTAGTTTTACCACCTGCAGAAACTTGTTCGATTGTTAATTCTGAATAATTAGAAATTGCCCCAGTATTTACAAACTTTGTTTGTTCAAATTGTAAGAAAGATGGGCCAAGAGCATTAAGAAAATCTTTTTCACGAGTAATTTCAAGACTAGTTGTAAATCCACGAGTTGTTCCACTAATAACACCAACAATAATTGGGTATCTACCTTCAGTTGGATCAACGAATCCTGGAGGGATTTGTGAATAACGCTTTGCTGCAGTTGATTGAACTAAAACTTGTCCAAAGAACGCAAATCCTGCAGGATGTAATAATTTCTTAACAGCGTCTTGCCAATAGTCAATTGTTTGACCTGTCTTAATTACATAAGAGAAGTTTTGGTAATAACGACTATCTTGGATATATTTCTTATCTGAAATAAAACCATCATTACTTAAATATCGTCCTTGTGTGCGATCCCACTTACCATCTGATGGTTTAAGTAAGTCTACTCGTGGATAATATAGTTCAATCTGATCGTTAAATAATAAATTAAATAACGCTTCATAAGAAGGAATAGATCCCTTTGAACGATAGATGTCATTAACTTGTTTGTATAACTTACGTGGGTCAGCTTGAATTTGCTGAGGAATTGATGTGGCAAATTCACGTTGTAAGTATTCAATAAATTTATCTGATACTACATCGATATCACGTTGTTCTAATAATGTATTTAGAATATGCGCAGGTTGATCTTCTGCGTCTTGCATCCATTCAAAATACTTTTCAATAAATTGAACGAAGTTACCACCATTATTCCTAATATGTTCAGGAATAATAGCGTCTAATGTGTAAGAATCAAAGCGATTCGATTGCATTCTCATAGTTAACTAGCGTGACGTGGAGTTGTTGTGTATCCAATACCAGCAATTGTACCACCAGTTGCAATTGTATCAACTTCAGGTGTAATTGATGATAATGTCATATCGATTTGTAATAACTGATTACGTTTAGGCGCAATGTCATTTGAATTTGGCATACCTGTAATAGTTATATAGTTTCCTTCAATAGCTGAAGGATTAAAGTTAGTAATTACTGCAACGCCTTCACTTGCATTTAAATAACCAGCATCTTGAATAGTAACTTGTTTTGTATCACCAACTAAACGATAAATTTGTAATAAGTGTGTACCACCTTCATCACTATGAACGTCAGCGCCATTTGCTGATGCTTGTGGTAAGTCTTGAATGTACTGTGTAAATCCATTATACGTAAACGAAGAAGATGAAAGAATCTTTTCATTACTATTTGAAACATATAATGGTGCAGAGAATGTTAATGTATATTTCTTAGATGTTCCAATCTCAGGAACAAAGCGCTTTTGCATGTATACACGAATTGTAGAGTTAAGAATTGAAGGATCAGCCGCATCAATCAAACGTGAAAGTTTAGAATGACGGAATACACCATCAAATTTCTTAAGATCGGTATCGTTATAGTTTGAAATTACATCAGAAATAGTTTGACGTAATTCACCAGCTGTTTTAAGATC